TTTCACAAAAGGATATGAAGTTCCATGTGGAACATCATCAACAATAGTAGCTCCCAAAGTATCTGTAAGAGTTGAGTCATTATTCAATGCTGTAAATATTGCTTGTTGTAATTCTAATTGTCCAAAACTCATTTTCTACTTATGACTCCCTCTTGAACAAAAATGTCCTTAATTTTCTTTTTATTTTTTTCTAATGATGGTTGCATATATGGTCTTGCTTGGACAAAACTTCCATCTCTAGCAACATGACCAAACTCTAAGAATTTTGAATATGGAGCAGCAGATATAATCTGTCCAATGACAGTTTGTCCCTCAACTTTGACATTGCTAGAAACTTGACTGATTAAAAATCCTGTATCAGTTGCCGGTGCTTCACCACCTTTTGAAGCTGTATGTGTTCTTCTTGGATTGTACTTCTCATAAGTTCTTCCGGTACCGGGACTACTTATTGCTTTTATAACATCTGATCTAACAAGAAGAGTTCCTCTAGTGACTGCCTTTTTTACATTATTAACACGGCTCTGTATTCTTTTATTAAGAATATTCATAACAGCAGAGCCAACATTTTCTGGATCAGTTTTCTTTGTCATATTTGAGATCCTAACAGCATTATTGTGGCACTCCCTCTTCACATAAAAGTTCTAAAAATCTATCTCTTTCATTCATATTTTTTATGCCTTTGATTTGAAATGTTCTATTGTCATAAAGTATTTTGTAGTTTGCTTGAACATCTGATCTGAATCTTATAAAAATTTTGTGTGTGACTTTCTCTTGTACCATTCCTTGCCTATAACTTTCTAAAGCATTCTGAGGTCTTATATCAGCAAATATTTGAGCAATGGTGTTGAATGCTTCTGTATATCCCCCGGCACCATCAGAAGTCCTTGTAGGAGCTTGTAGGTCTACTTTGTATCTAAGGTTTCCAATGTTAAAACCGGTTTTAGGCATTATCCAATAGAAAGAAGAGTGCTTGATCCAAGACCACCAAATACAACATAGGGAGCATATAATCCCTTGACCATTGGTGGGAAAGTTCTTGCATTTAAGTAATCTCCCATATCTCCTCTTTGTTCATATAAAAAAGCTATATGTTGCAACATACCTACTTTGATTGGCTCTGGTATAGATGAGACAGTAGAATATCCAGCAACAAACTCTACCTCAATTGCATTTGCTACTCTCAATGCACTTGGAAAAGTCTCACCATTTCTGAGAACAATTCTTCCGGGCTCTCTTGCATTATCAACATAGTACTTGTCACTTGAGAAAGTTGTAGCAACATCTGAATCATTATATGTTTTGACATGGGTGACACTTGCCAAGGGTGTCTTTGCTAATGTTATATAGTTTCTGTAGTAGTTTATATCCGGACCTACACTCACACCCTCATTCAAAGGTACATTATCAGATATAGAATCTAAGAATTGTCTATAGGTGGTTTGTACTAATGTTCTACCTGTATGCTCCTCACACCATCTCCTTGCAGTTTCTATCAATGGTCTGATTGTTCTTTCATCAGTAGAATTTTCTACTCTAAGATAGTCTTTGACTTCTTGTAATGAAAGTGGCTCTTGAGTTGGCTCAGTTATGACTTTTAATCCACTCATATAAAACTCCCTAAAATTTGGGTAGTAATTATGAGGGCATATAAACCCCAAATCATTTGTTCTAATCTAACAAATCTTTTTGATCCAGACTCTAACCTTGCCTCAATATTTTCATATCTTATAGAGCAAATCTCTTCATGTTGCTCAAGAGGAGTTGTTGTCTTTATCTTTGCCATCTTTTCCTATCCCAAGTAAATCTAATAGCTGTCTAGCATATCCCTGGTAGAGCATAGATATTTCTTCTTGCTTTTGTGCTAAGTCTCTTCTTCTGAGTTCTATATTGGCTAGGTTGTTAAATATCTTGATTTGTTCATCATCAAAATCTTTAACTTTGTATGTGAGGGTTTTACCATCCTCATCTATCCAATTAAAAACTCTGTTGTCTACATCTGCCATTCTAACCTCTGTTAATCCTAAATAGTATCATTGACATATCTGCAAGTCCATATTGTCAGACTATATTTGACTCCCTTGGTAAGTGGTAAACACTCATGTCCATGACTCACTTGTCCAGGGAAAAGAATACATTTGCCAACAGGTATATCTTTATTGCTTATGTTTTGTCTTGGGTAAACTAATTCTGCTCCCTCATAATCATCATTAAGTTTTACTGATCCGGTGACTAAACTAGCGTCATGGTGAAGATTCAGATTTGTCTGAGTGTCCATTGCATATCTCATTACAAAACCATCCCGGAGTCCATACATTTGAAGAGGTTGCCAATAGTGTTCACAAAGAGGAACAACATGAGTATTCCAATGCTGTTCAAGTTCATCCCATAAACCAAGTTCTTTCATTCTTATTTCTTGAGCTGGAAACTTGTCATAATTAAGACTACCCCATTCACCATTTTTATCAGCTAACTCTATAAGTCTTTCACATTGATCTTGAGTCATAAAGTTTATCAACAACATATCATCAGAAAGAAACTCAAACTTGTTCATATTAGGAATAAACAAAGGTGATTTGTTTGGAAACATTTGATCATAAAGATTATTAAAAACTGCCTTTGCTTCTGATCCACCATTGCCATGATAAATACATGGACAGCATTTTGTTCTTGGATTATTCAGTTGACCATTGATGACTTCCATTTCTGGATCATGAGTTTGAAACAAATATCCCTCATAATCTAAACCAATATCAAATTCTTTACCTTGCTTAAGAAATATCTCTTGGAAAAACAATTGATCATCATCATCATTCTTAATATTCTTGTATCTTAGAATATTATTGAGATCCTTAACTCTTCCCATAATTGTTCCACTATTAAGAAATCTGTATGGAGTTTTTGACTTTGGGAAACTTGGTGCAAGTGTTTCATCCGGCCAGATATACATTTCTGCTCCAAATATAACTGAGTGTGATAAATCAACATACCTTTCATAAATGGTGTTTATATCATCTCCATAAAATACATCAAATGCGTCAGTAAAAAGCACTATGTCATCTTCTGGTAAGTTTTTTATGTATGCTTTAAGCATATTAACTTTATGACCACCCCCTGGACCTGCCATGTCAGTCCCTTGCCATTCAACATTATTAGCTAGATTTACTATATCAATGCCATACATCATTGCTGAACTATTCAGTTGTGAACATCTTTTCCTATCATCCCCGGCAGTAAGAACATGAATTTTAAAGTTTCTAAATATTGGACTTTCTTCAATATCAGTACCACTCCAACTATCTCTGCCTAGTTGATTGCAAGAATCTTGTTTCAATGCAAAAACATTTAATGCAGTCTCATAAATCCTATTGTGTATGTCAAAACAAGATGGAACAAAATCATCTGCCGGGATAACATCTTGCAAATCTAATGCTTCTAAAAGAATTTTTGCTCCTTTAGGTGTAAGACAATAAGCAGTAAGGTTATATGGAAAGGATGGAATCTCAATTGGTATATATCCAGGGTATCTATCAAGTTCTCTCTCTACATCTTTTGGACATGGTTTGACTTTTTCTGGCTCATTCTCATTTCTTTGCAAATATAAAAAATCACAAAATCTCATTACTTCTTTATAGTAGTCCTCATTCCAATGCTCATTGATAACAGCGTCATCTTCAAGAATCATCATTGGCTCTTTTTGTTGTGCTACTTTTTCCCATGCACTTGCATGAGATAACAAACAAGCAACTTCATTTTGCAAGAGTTCTCTACCATTAAAGGGATTTTTCCAATCTTGTCTGCCTTTACAATCTCTAAAAATATGATCTTTGCCATCAACAGCTTCAATCCATTTGTAATTCTTAAGATTGTTTCTTTGAAAGTTTCTTTTTCTATCTGTTCTTCTTAGTAAAGAAATTACAAGTTTTTTCATTATCTAATTCCATAAATATCAAATCTTTCAGTATAAGTTGTATATCCTTGCTCTCTGAGTAAGTTGCTTAAGTAAATATCATCAATGTGTGAATGTTCTACTCTGATCAAATCCGGTTTTATTTCCCAATCATAACTTTCTAAAATATTTAATTCATGTCCCTCAGTATCTATCTTTAAAAAATTTATATGCTCAAAGTCATACTTGGCAATCAAAGAGTTGAGTGTAAGACAATCAACCTCTATATGTTTATCTATCCATTTTTGATTTTCTTTCTTATCAAATATTCTTTCTCCTTTGTGGTGAGGTGCTGTAATTGAAGATATGCCTCTAACCCATTCAGGTCCAGTGTTCTTGGAAACTGTAAATGCTGTCTTGCCATTGTAGTCTGATATAGCAACCTTTTCTAAATAAACATTGTCCTTGTAAAAAGATTGATTTACCTTTTCTTGTAAAGAGTCAAAGTAAGGTGGAGATGGCTCACACATAACACCTTTCCAATCACCTTTGTTCAGCAGATCAAGGCAAGTATCAAAATCAGATGTACCAATCTCTATAAATGTTTTGATCATTTCCATTTTGGACCCTCTACCCATGCAACTAGACTTTTTCTTATACCTTTTTTAACAGGACTTACTTTGTGTCTAATGGGAGATGGAAACACAAAGACTGTTCCCTTTTGCCTTAGTTTGTTTTTGTCCGGGACTTCATATTGTGGATCAATAATAAAGTCACCACCCTCATAGTCATTTGGATCAGAGAGTTGAATTGTGATACTTAGCTTTCTGTCATACTCAGTATTGTTTGCCCAAAAAGTGTCAAAGTGCCAATCATAATGTCCCTGTTCTTCTCCATCATAAATTGTATATTGAATATCAAAGATGTCTGAGACTTCAACACCAAACACATTTCTGTTTGCTTCTCTTACATACTTCCATAATAAATGTGTAATGAATACTGAATTTATATCAAGTGGATTGATCCATCTAACTGTAGACTGTCTTACTTTGTTGCTTACTACACCTTGATCTGTATGCCCTATGTTTGCTTCCATAGGATTATATGTCATACATTCTTTGGTAATTCTTTGAATTGTATGGTCATCTAATGCTGATTCCCACATTTGCCAAATAGCTTTCATACAACCTCTCTAGGTTTGAGCTGACCTTTTGAGGATTGGTAAAAAATGAAAACAATACCAAAAATTACATTTAATTAAAAATCAGCTCAGAGACATCTTACCTTAAAAGTTTATACAAAGGAAATCCAAGTGCTATACCCGGCATTGTTAGTTCCACCGGCAGAGAAATATCTTGATGTGAAATTACTAGCAATAGAAACATTTGTATATTTGTAAACAACTCTGTTGAAAGATGTATAAACTGAATTAGCGTCTGTTCTGTTCAAAACTCCAGAAACACCTAGACTTTGATAGTCAAGAAGAGCTGATATAGTCACCATGCCATCAAGTTTGAATCTTAATGAAGTCCAATCAGTATCAGAGGTTGACGCACCACTTCCCTCAAAAACAATATACATATCAGTCTGAGAAGCAAAACCACTTAGAAAAGTATCACTAAGCAAACCACTTATCCACTTGTTGCTATTGAATCCACTATTGACATGACTGAATGGTTTTGCAGAAGTTGTGTATGAATTATCTCCATCCCATAAAATACCGGATTGAGATGTTGTTCCATTATTGGTCGCTGCCTGCATTCCACCTACAGTTGCCCATCCTGTCATGGAATGACTTACAGCACTCTTGCCACTTCCGGTTGTATAACTTCTAAGGGCATTGGTTTGATGTATTCTGAAAGATGATTTGAAGTCAGCATATTGTCTTGTTGATCCAGCTGGCTGTTGTGTTCTTCCTGTTGTTGATCCATTAGCAACAGGTGATCTATCAGCATAGGTATCTTGAGTAGCAATATTGACTGAACTACCTCTACCATCTACAGCTTGTTGATCTTCAAAAACATCTCCAATGCCATCTGCTTGAATGTTTGATTGATTGATTTTTGTCATTTAAGTGGTCTTACAGTTTTGATAGTTGTTGCTTTTTTATTAATAAGATTTATTGATGTTGGTGTTTGAGTTGATCCATCTTCTGTTGGTGCTACATCAGATTCACTTGAGTCAATATCTAAAGTTTCTTCTACTTCTGTTTGAACTGTATTGTCATAGTCAAACAATGTTGGATTTCCTCTAGCTGTATCTGCTCTGAAAGAAAGTGATCCACCAGGGGTTGATAGAAATACCATTTGTTGAGATCCTAAACTCTTCATAAGTGTATTTTGTGGACTCCAAAAATCTGTTGAAAAAGCATATCCTTTAGAATCATTTAGTTTGCCTACAAGAGCATGAGTGTAGTAATAACCTTTGTCAGATGAATCATAGTAGGTAGCAGAAATCATATATATAACATCATTAAAAAAAGCTCCTATAGTATAGAAAGTTTTTGTTGAATCACTTATGACATCATTTTCTGCATGGGATTTGAGAACAGATAACCAATGATTATATTTGTCATCATCAGATAAATCAGATGAAGAATTATAAATATCATAATTTTTGTTTTCTATCTTTTCTTTTGAGTCATCATATAATCTTCTTAGATCACCATTGTCATCAAGAGAAACAATATCTGATCCAGAAAGGTGCTTACAAGTCCAAGACATCAATCATCCTTTTCTTCTAGTTTCTTTAACCTTTCATCAAGGTCTTTGAAACCATCAAGTTCATCTAAACCTTTTGGAGAATGTGAGTCTTTTGCCAATTCCTCAATCATTACTTGTTGCTCTTTGATTGCTTGTATCAAGAGAGGTACTAACTTGTCATACCATACAGTTAGGTATTTTTCATCTATAGGAGCTTCTGTAATCACTTCTGGCAACACCTTTTCTATTTCTTGAGCAGATACTCCAACTTGTCTCCTATCATTCTTATATCCTAAATCCTTTGCTGTTTCATTTTCATAGAAATAATATCCATGAATGTTCATAACTTTTGCAACAGCGTCTTGGATTACACCCTCAAAGTCTTTGAGTCTTTCATCAGAATAGAATGCTGTCACATTATTAGTTGCCCTAATTTCACCACCTGTTCCACTAGCTCCTGTACCAACACCTAAACTATTAACTTGAGCATTTGAGTTAGTTGTAAACCCACCACTTGGTCCGGTAGGTCCAGTACTTCCTTGGGGACCCGTTGGACCAGTTGGACCGGTCCCACCACTACTACCTGTTGGTCCAGTATTTCCTGTTTGACCTTTTTGCCCTTTTTGTCCTTTTTG